AGTAGAGGGTGGTATTGTAGGATATGATACGAATATAACATCTGGTGGTGCAGGTGCAAGATATTTTGGTATAGGTATGAGTGAACAATATCGTACAGACCAAGTAACAGTTTCGATAAGACTTGTTGCAGTACAGACAGGTGAGATTGTTCTTACCGTGTCAGCAACAAAGACTATCGCAAGTTTTTCAAGTGGCGGTGATGTATTTAGATTTCTAGATATGAGTACAAAAGCGCTTGAAATAGAAACTGGTGTCGCAACAAACGAGCCAGTCAATTACGCCATAAGAACTACAATCGAACACGCCATTCATAATTTAATTTATGAAGGTATCGATAAGGGATTATGGACATTTAAAATAGAGGAGTAAACAAATGTACGCTAAAATAATCGCATTATTATTATTATTCGCTATACCGGTAATGGCAAATGATATCTATGTGACCCAATCAGGTGCTACGTTAGACCTCGACATTACCCAAGACGGACAAAACAACACAGTTGGTAACTCGACTACAGCTTCTACGGTCACAGGCGCAACGACCACAATAGACATAGATCAAGTTGGTAACTCAAATGTTTTGAAGTTTGATGTAAACGGTGCAACATTTACAGGAACTTTTAGCACGACTGGTAACTCAAACGATATTGACTTTAATTGTGATAGTACAGGTGGTAACTCATCATGTGCTACTGCTACTGCTTCAATTATATGGGCAGGTAACAGTAACGATTTAGATATCGATATTGGCGAAACTTCTGACGCTGCTAACGCAACTGTAAGTATAACAGGATCATCTGGAAGTGATAGTAATGTAGTTGCTGCCACAATAGATGGTACTAGTGCTATCTTAACACTAACCGTAAACGGTGACACAAATAATTATTTAATTGATATAGATGGTGATGGTGATGTCAACGGACACACTTTAATTCACACACATACAGGTTCAATCGCTGATGTAGATATAACACAATCAGGTGTTTATGATAATATGATTACATTGACTACAAGCGGAGACAACCATGACATTGATATTTCACAAACTGACTAAGTGGATTACAATAATATTAATATTATTCTATGCTACCTCTTCATGGGGTAGCATAGGTAACATAGATCAACTAGAAGGTAAAGGTGTAGTTGATCGAAAAGATGGTGAAAAAAATATCACTATCGAACAATCTTTAGATATTCTTCAATACGATACAGTAAAAACAGGCAACGGTAAAGTTGGTATTTTGTTTATTGACGAAACCAGAGTTGATGTTACACAACACAGTAAACTTATTATAGATGAATTTGTCTATGACCCTAATAGTAAAACAGGTAAACTAAATCTATCAGCAAAACTTGGCACAGTTAGATATGCGTCAGGACAAATTGCAAAAAATTCAAAACAAAATGTAGTCATAACAACACCTACTGCAACAATTGGTGTTCGTGGTACAGATTTTTCTATGACAATAGATGAACTAGGTGGTTCTACTATTATATTATTACCAAGTTGTGATGTACAAGGCAATTGTTTTGTAGGTGAGATAAGTGTTGAGAGTGCAGCTGGTCAGGTGATTTTAAATCAAGCATTTCAAGCTACACAGGTTACTGTGCCAGAAAGTCCACCCTCACCACCTGTAAAATTAGATTTAGAAATAGACATGATAAACAATATGCTTATTATATCTAAACCAAAAGAGATAGAAGATGAAAACTATGTGAAAAAAATTAAAGCAGTTGCAGACGCATTAGATATAGACTTTTTACAGATTGATGATTTAGATAAAGATTATCTTGAAGAAGAGGAAAACTTATATGTAACAGGTTTAGATATAGATTTTTTACAACAAAACTTTTTGGCAGACATACTCAAACAAATCAATGAAGAACTTGCAGAACAAATGAGAAATGAGTTTGATAAACAAGACGAAAGAGGGTCAATAGATGGTATATTTTTAGGTAAGAATCCTGAAACAGGTGTCATTATATTAGATGAGGAACCACAATGGGTATGGATAAGAGAGGACGCTTCAGGTGCATATATTGAGTTAAGATTAGATCAAGAGTATGGATATATACTAAATATAATACAAGGAGAGTTTGAAATGTATGATTTTGAACTATTAGGACAAGAAAATGAGATCAATATTCAACAATATAATTAGAGTAATTAAAGAAAATATGATACTAATATCCGTATTAGTTGTTGTTTTATTTGTAAGTGCATATGCTGAAGGTAATGATTTAAATTTTACAATCGATAATCAAACAGATGGTGGCACATTTAATTCTGTTCAAGATGGTCAAGATAATGATATTGATTTTGATATCATAAGTATGGATAATTTTATTATTGATATCGATCAAATAGGTAATAACAATACACTTGATATTGATGTTGATGGTAGAACAAGTGATGGTTCATCAATGTATTTCAATCAAACAGGTAATAATAAAAGTTATAGTGGCTCTTTCTGGTGCGGTCATACTTCTTGCAGTATGACAATTAATCAAAATTAGTATGAAATATTTTACACACTGGATGACAGCGTTCATCACGCTGTTTATTATGACTTATATTGGTCTACAAGATCCATGGGTCAAAGAAGTTTTAAGATTAAAATCATTTGATATTCTTTTAGCAAATGAAGATAAGTCGCCTTCACAAGATATTACAATCATAACAATAGACGAAGCTGCAATAGAAAAGTATGGTCAATGGCCTTGGCCTAGAGATAAAATAGCAGACTTAATTATAAACTTACGACAAGCAGAGACAGGTATTATTGTTATGCCCATATTGTTTAGTGAAGAAGATAGATTTGGTCAAGATGATTATTTTTGTGAGACACTAACATACGGCACAGTTATAGCACAAACGGGCACAGTACAAAATAGAACATCTAATCCTGTGCCTAGAGGTGTTGCAAAGATAGGTGATCCACTTGCATTTTTATATGAGTGGCCTGGTATGGTGGGCCCATTACCAAAACTTGCAGGCTGTACAAATGGTGTAGGTGTAATTAATACAGCACCTGAAGTTGATGGTGTTGTAAGACGAGTGCCTTTATTAATGAAGATAGGTGATGAAGTTTATCCTAATATGTCAATTGAAACTATCAGAGTTGCAGTAGGTGATCCTAGTTATCAAGTAAAAGCAGATGAGTTTGGTGTAACTGCTATGAGAGTGCCAGGTTATGATACTATCAACACAGACGCAAACGCAAGAATATGGTTAAGGTGGAACAAAGAGTTTAACACAATATCTGCTTCTAGTCAAGACTTTTCTGAGGCTGCAGGAACTACTGTAATTATTGCCTTGACAGCAGAGGGATTATCTAGTATAGTTGCGACACCAACAGGTGAACAATATGATTATGTCATATCTGCTAATTCACTACAAACAATACTAGATGGCGAAACAATCAAAAGGTTTGATTCACTTATAGAATTAATTGTTGCATTTGTATTAGGTTTTGTTATGATTATTGTTGCAAGATACTTTGGTTATGGTTTGATAGCTGCTGTTATCTTTTTTGTATCAATTGGTTTACCAGTTTATACAGATTTATTTTTTAAACAAAGTTTAGTATTAGTAGATTTTACATGGGTATTGCTAACATTTTTATTAGTTGCTTTTCATTCTACATTTTTAAGATTTATATTAGAATTTAAACTAAAACAACAAATACGAAAACAGTTTGAGAAGTATCTAGACCCTAGACAAGTTGCAATCTTAGTCAAGAATCCAGAGAAACTAAAATTAGGTGGCGAAAGAAAAGAGATGTCATTCTTGTTTATGGATATTGTAGGATTTACACCTATTTCAGAGTACTATAAAAATAATGATGATCCAGAAGGTCTTGTAGAAGTTATCAATGACTATCTAAATCGTATGTCAAAAATAGTATTAAAGAATGGTGGTACAATAGACAAGTATATGGGCGACTGTATTATGGCATTTTGGAATGCACCACTTGATTGTGAGAATCATGCTGAGATGGCAGTCAAAACTGCTATCGAATGTGCCGAAGAAACAGATAAAATCAAAACAGAATTTAAAGAAAAAGGTTTACCTGATATCAATATAGGTTCAGGTGTCAATACTGGCACTTGTATTGTAGGTAACATGGGTAGTGAAATGCGATTAGATTATTCTGTGATCGGTGACGCAGTAAATTTAGCTGCAAGATTAGAAGCACAAACTAGAAATTACAAAGATGAAAACGGTAAAGTAACGCCTTTATTGTATCCGTCATATACACAAGAAAAACTAAAGAATATCAAGTCAATTGAAGTAGATAAAATCAAAGTCAAAGGTAAGGAAGAGTTAATTACTATCTATAAACCCATATAAATAGTAGCATGGCAAAGACAGTATTTGATAAGATACTAGACACAACAACAGGTCCTAAATCATATGACTGGTACAAAAAACAGGTGCAGTCAATGACCACACCTGGTGCTCGTGCATTGATAAATCAAGGAAAAGCAACAATAAGACCAAAGTATGGCGTAATGAATCTTTTTGGTTATGACCCTAAACTAAAACAGTTCTTACCTTTGTATGATAGATTTCCTTTGATCTTTCCCATTGAACCTGCAAAAGGTGGTTTCTATGGTATCAACTTTCACTATCTACAACCTGGTGCAAGAGTTAATTTTTTAAGACAACTGTCAAGATTTGCTACAGATAAAAACTATGACAAGAATACGAGATATAATATTGGCGAATTATCAGGTAGATATTTTAAGAAAACTATCAAAAGATATTTGTTTAGTCAAGTGAGAACATCATTTTTAAATATACCAGCAGATGAAATGGCAATCGCAATATTTTTACCAGTCGCAAGATTTGAGAAAGGACAACCATACTAATGGCAAGAGCGAAACAAACTGAAAATGTATATCGTGAAAACGCACCTAAGAGAACTACAATCGGTAGAGGTAAGATCAAAACTTCATCTATGAACAAACATAAAAGAAGAACTTATAAGGCATATAACGCACAAGGAAAGTAATGGCAATTTTTAGAGCAGGCAAACGAGTAGGACCTTTTGACATAAGAGTAGGTTTTCCTAGAGATAGGTCTTATGATAGAATAGATTATCCTGCAAACTATACTAGAGCAAATCCAGAGACTACGATAGGTCGTTTCCGTGCTATGATGGCAAGAGCAGAGGGTTTTGCTAGACCAGCAAGATTTGCTGTTAGAATAAACTTACCAACAAACTTACAACAACTACAAATTGCTTCATCAAAAGTTGGTTATCGTGAAGGTCAAGTAGATCCAGGATTAGTGAAAGCTGCAGGACTACAACCAGTGCAATCGCCAGATAAAGGTGCTGTAAAACTACAACAATTATCTAAACAAATGGGCGAACAAATCAATATAATGTGTGAATCTATACAAATGCCTGCCCATGATTTACAATCAGAAACAATAGATCATTTTGGTCCACCTAGACAAATGGTTACAGGACATGGTTTTACAGGAACAATAGGTGCTACTTTTTATGGAGATAAGTATCTAAGAGAAAGACACTTTTTTGAGATGTGGCAAAAAGCTGCAGTAGATATGGTCAATCATAAGGCAGGATATTATGATGATTATGTTGGGTCAATACAGATTTTACAATTAGGATCACTTGACGGTGAAGGTGATAGAGATGTACCAACTTATGGTATAGAAGCAATAGAGTGTTATCCTGAGACAGTTAGTGCAATTGAATATAATTACGGTTCTAGTAATCAAATAGTAAGAGTTACAGTAGGATTTCAATATAAACAATGGCACAATCTTGCAACTGATAAAATTGCAGGCATGACTTTTGGGACGTCTACCCAAACGCAACATGATATTAAACAACCAGACACAGGATTATTTGGCAAACTACCACCTGAATTACAAAGGGCAGGTCGTGAAGTATTTAATTCAGCCAAAAATCAAGTACCAATAGGAAGACTATTTAAGGGGAAACTATTCCCACCGTTTTTCTAATATACATAATTTTATATAATAAAGGAGAATAAATTATGGCACTACCAAAACTGAATACTCCGACTTATGAGTTGGAAGTACCTAGTACAGACGAGAAAATAAAATATCGTCCGTTTCTAGTAAAAGAAGAAAAGATTTTATTGATGGCATTAGAATCTGGAAAAAATGCAGACATCATTCAGGCAGTAAAAGATATTGTATCTGAATGTACTTTTGGCAAAATAGATTTAGGAACTATGCCTATGTTCGATATTGAGTATATATTTTTAAATATACGAGCAAAATCAGTAGGTGAAATTTCTAAGTTAAAGTTATTATGTCCTGATGACAAAAAGACTTATGTTGATACAGAGATTAATTTAAGTGAGGTTCAAGTACAAGTTGAAGAAGGACATACTAATAAGATTGAATTAACAGATGATATGGGTATGATTATGACATATCCTACTATTGATTCATTTACTGAAACTGGTATACAAAATGTTAATGCTAGTAATATGTTAGATGTTATTAGTGTTTGTATATTACAGATATACGAAAAGAATGGTGAAAAAGTCTATCAAGCAAAAGATCAGACTAAAAAAGAGTTAATTGAGTTTGTTGAACAGTTAAATACAAAACAGTTTAAAGAACTTCAAAAGTTTTTTGATACTATGCCAAAACTAAAACATACAGTTAAGGTAAAGAATCCTAAAACTAAAAAGAGTGGTGAAGTTGTACTGACAGGACTAAACGATTTTTTCGGCTAGCCCTCTCACATGATAACTTAGAGAATTATTATAGCACTAATTTTTCTCTAATGCAACATCATAATTACTCTTTGAGTGATTTAGAAAATATGATACCTTGGGAGAGGGAAATATATATAGATATGTTAGTAACCTATATTAAAGAAGAAAACGAAAAACAAAAACAAAGAGAAGCGGAGAGAAGATAAATGACTGAGACTAAAAAAGTAAATCTAGAGTTAGAGATAGATACATCTACTGTCGATTCTAGCAAAAATAGATATCAAGGTTTAATAGACCTTGCTAGAGCAGTAGACCAATGGAGAATATTTCCTAGAGTGTTTATTTCAACTTACATATATTTACTTTATAAAGTAACAATATGGTTTATGGGATTAGATGATCCAACTATGGCACAATCTGGACTAGTATCAATTGTTGTTGGTGCTGGGGCAGCGTGGTTTGGGTTGTACGCAGGAACAAGTAAAGGTAAAAAGTAATGTTTGGTGCAGAACAATTTCCTAAAATATCAACAGGCACAGATTTAGTTGTATCATCAAGTAATATGCTTGCAAATACTGGTACTGGTGGTAGTGCAACAGTACAACCAATGTCGCCTATGGATAGTATTAGAGAAATGTTCGTAGATATGAGAGATAGTTTACTTACGATTGCACAAAACACAGCAAGAACAAATGAACTACTTATGGGTACGCCTGCTCAACAAAGAGATGAAGCAATTGCTTCTGGCGAAACAGACGCACCACCTATACCTGAAGATGATGATACTGGTCCTAGTTTCTTAGATCGATTAAAAGGTTTAAATCCTTTTCAAGGTGGTATAGGCACCTTTGGTAAAGTATTACTAGCGGTAGCAGGTCTACTTGGTCTCAAACTTTTTGGACCTCAAATACAAGGTGGTCTTGCAGGTATACTTCAGGCTATTGCTGATAATAAACTAAGTGAAAAAATAGGACAAGCAGCAGAAGATTTAAAGACAAAAGGTAAAGAGCTTTTTACTGAACTTCAAGAAGGTGTATCAAAATTACTTGAAGGAATTTCAGCATCAATAGCATTCGTTAAAAGTATATACACAGCAATTAATGATTATATTATGCAATTTGATACTCAAGGAACAGTTGTCTATGATTCAGCAACTGGTCAAACAATCACTACAGGTGATGGTAAATTAGATGAAGAAGAACTTGGATTTTTAAAGGATGATTTAAAAGAAAAAGCAGTAAATGTTATAGGCAATTTTCTTGGCGATGTTTTATTAGCATTTGGTGGTCTCTTACTTGGTACAACTTTCATAACAACAGCAGCAAAAGCACTACTTGGTAGTGCTGCTATACAAAGAATATTTAGCATAGGTCCATCTTTCATAGGACCTTTACCTGCAGGTGCAGGATTAAGTCCTCTTTTAGCAACAGGTGGTATTGTTTCTCTATTAGCATATGGTATAACTACTACTTTTAAGAATTTTAGTAATTCTTTAGAAGAAACATTAAAAGAAAACAATAATGAATTTGAGATAAAATCATTCTTATCTAACTTCTTTGGCGGTAATGATGAAGGTGGTTTCATGAACGCTCTTAAACAAGCATTCTTAGTCGGAGGCACAGGTGCATTAGGCGGTATGGCATTAGGTGCAAAGTTTGCTATTCTTGGTGCACCAGCAGGTCCTGCAGGTATAATTGCTGGAGGATTACTAGGAATCGCTATTGGTGGTATTATAGGTGCAATTTCAGGTTCTTATGGAAGTGATAAGATAAAGGCGATGATGGATAGATTTAGTGATACTATAAATGAAACTATTGATAAAATAGATTTATTTTTTACAGATATACTTGATAATATTAGAAAATTCTTTACAGGCGAAGCAACAGCATTTGAATTAGATCCTGTTAGAATAAATCAAGCGATAGAATCAGAAGAGGCAAAAATAGCAGATTTATTAGAGAGAGGTTTTAAGGAAGATAGTTTTGCTGTTCAAAGAAGGCAGAAAAAAATAAACGAATATAATAAAATGTTAGAAGAATTAACACCCGAAAAGATAGAAGCAGCAAGAGTACAACAGGGTGAAAGATTAACAATGAATGTTGATAATCAGTTAGAAAATTTAAGAGCATCAAAGACAGCAGCAGAGGGTAGACTTGCTGAATTATATTCGATACCTAAAGATGAAAGAAGTGCGTTACAAGAAAATGCTATAAACACAATGATAGGAATTATTAATCAAAGAGCAGCATTGATAGCACAAGTTGAAGCAGAAAAACAAGCAATATTATCTGATATAGGCATTGATTATGAAATACCTCCTGTTACGAATAGATTAGGACAAATAATGTCTATGACGCCTACTGAGGGCTCAGGCAAATCTGCTGGAGCTCCAGATAATTTAGTTGTTGGTAGTGGTAATATTAATACAACTAATTTATCAAATATAAATAGTTTTCCTGGCGGGTTTAATGTCTCTAACGATTTTATGACAGCTGTGCTTATGGGAGATAAAAAAGCAAAGATGAGTTAACCTCTTTGTTGTAAATGTTTTTCAGTCCATATATCAAAAGTAATACCTCTTTGATTACACCATCTACGAGCAGACGCAAACTTATCACGATTCATTTGATAAGTTTTCATTTCATATAATACAGTAGATCGTTTCTTACCTTGAACAGAGGCGGGTGGTGATAAATCTTTTGATGGTTTGACTTCGATTAGATGTGTTTTGAGATCGCCTTCAGCAGTTTTAACTTTGATAAGAAAGTCAGGAAAGTATCTACGCACCTTTTTAGATAAGGTATCATAGTAAGGTATCGCTATTTCTTCACTTGCCCATTGTAATATACCTGGGTTATTATCAAAGTATTTCATACACCTTCTCTCCCACATAGAACGATAGATGATATTATTACTATCACCCATGTATTTCTTTGGGTTTTGAGGTTTGTATTTACCTTTGTATTTCTGTGATCTTTCTGACATATTGATATAAATAGTTATAAAAGTATTTATTAGGTAAACATAAAAGAAACAATGAGTAATATATTTTCAGCATTAAATAATCTAAAGACTAACATATTTGGTGGTCAAAGTTATGTGGGTGCCGATGCACCTGGGTCAAACACACCTATATTAAGAAAGTCAGCGATTGAATTAGCAGATCGTAGTCCTACATCTAGATTAGATAATGATCCTTTACATTTTTCTAGTATATCATATCCTCGTGATATAGTCAATGATGGCACAAATGGTCATTATATGTTGTTCTATATTAATGTTCAAAATAAAACAAAATTCAATTACAAAGGACCAGGTGGTGTTGATGTCGGTGGTGTCAATGTGTTTACAGAATCAGAGGACATTTACAAACAAGGTGAATTGGTATCACCTCAAGGTACAGAATATACAACAAGTGGTAACACTAGTAAGCCGAGTTATTCAGATGAGTTCAGCAAATTGAGAGGCACTATGAGTGAAACTGATTTAATAAAACTATCTAGAAACAAACAAAATAGAGAGGGATTTTTATCTAACAGTTTGGGTAATAGACTTACATCAAGAGTTACCGATTCTATTGCGATATATCTACCACCTAATGTAACAGATAGTTATGCTAACTCTTACAATGCGACTGAAACTGGTTTTTTAGGTTTCATGTTGGCGTCAGGAGGTAAATTTTTAGATCAGTTTAGACAAAAAGATATGATGGCAGCTTCTGGCACAGCATTAAGTTCGTTGAGTGGTGTTTTTGAAGAAGCACTAAAACAAAGTGGATCTGCTTTAATAGAAACATTTACAGCTGCAGAGGGTGGTTACGAATTAGCAAATAAGATATTTGGTAGATCAGCAAACCCTTATTTAGAAGTATTGTATGGTGGTCCACAATTAAGAACATTTAATTACAGTTTTAAATTTGCACCTAAAAATGAAGATGAGAAGAATGATGTTCAAAAGATTATACAAATGTTTAGATTTCACTCAGCACCTGAACACAGAAACGATCATAATATGTTCTTAGGTTTACCTTCAGAGTTTGATATTCATTATATGTATCAAGCAGAGGATGGTGTTGCAAATGAAAACACACATTATCCAAAGATAGCGACTTGCGTATTACAAAATGTAACTACAAACTTTACACCAAATGGTGTGAAAAGTCATGCTGATGGTTCGCCTGTAGTAATAACTATGGATTTACAGTTTCTAGAAACAGAATTGATTACAAAAGATCATATTAACGAAGGATTTTAATGAGTTATTTTAACTATTTTCCTTTAATGGCATATGATGTTAAAGGCGACAAAAACTATAAACTTGTTACAGAGATAATTAAACGAGTAAAAGTTAGAAACGCAGTTAAGGACGGTCTAGTTATATTCGATAAGTATGACGTTAAGTATGGTGAGAATCCTGAAGATGTCGCATTTAAATATTATGATGACGCAGAATTACATTGGGTAGTATTACTAGTGAATAATATTACTGATAGATATTATCAATGGCCGTTGACTGATCCTCAGTTTCAATT